CGTGTATCTCCGGGTGATCTTCCGAGGAAACGGAAGATGTATGGAAGTATAGAGCAATCCATTGACGAATTTCTTCAGGGTGGTCGCATGGTAGCCGACTACTCCAAGCCATTCGCTCCGAGCACTTCCGCATGTTATGAAAAGTCCCGTGCAGAAGGTGGACTCCAACGTTTCGTCGCAGATGACATACTGCAGGAAACGGTCGAGTCCAGGTTCTTCTACGATGACCTAAATAACCTCTGGAAGTGTTCAGAAGATGACTTGACTTTTGGCACACCAATCGGTCTGTGGAATGAGTTCCTGGATATTATGTTTCGTCGGGCGATGTCCGAGACAGGTCTTCCTGATCAGGAATGGAAGAGATTACCCGTACAGGCGACTGGATTGACCGAACCTCTAAAGGTTCGAATCGTCACGAAGTCCAACTGGTTCTTACAGCTGCTTACTCCGATCCAGAAAGCTTGGCATGGTGCCATGAGGTCTCATCCCATCTATCAACTGATAGGTGGGATTCCTGTAGAACAAGCCCTTTTGGGGCTGGATCTAGAGCGGAAACAAAAGGTTGTTTCCGGAGATTACTCTGCCGCCACTGACAATATCTTTCTGGAATATACGGAATACGCTGCGAAGGCCATGTTGGAACGTACTGACTTTTCCTTTTTGGACCCACAATTGGTGCAATTTGTACCGTGGATCAAAAAGTTGGTCGTCCACTCGCTTGTACGCTCTTCCCTTGAGTTAAAGGGAATGGAACCTAAGGACATTACTCGAGGTCAGATGATGGGACATATCCTATCGTTTCCGCTTCTCTGTTTGATAAACAGGGCAGCTTCCACCATGGCTATTCCCCGATCGCGTTTCATGCGCATTAATGGCGATGACGTTCTGTTTCCCTGTTCACCGAAGGAGTACCACAAGTGGAAACGCTGTACCAGATCCGTTGGTCTAGAGTTCTCTTTAGGGAAGAACTACTATTCCAGGGATCTGGCACTCGTGAATTCTACTTACTGTGTCTATTCCAAGGAAAAGAGGAAATGGGTTGTGTTGTCGGTCCCTAATGTGGGTCTGTTGAACATGCCAATGGAACGACAAGTAGACACGGATACCGGACGGCAGATAATGCCTTGGGAAGTTCTTGGACAAAATCTTAGGGAGTTCTTGCGGTTTGCACAACCCAAGCAGTTCCCTTTGTACATCCAGACTTTCCGGAAGTATTATCCGATTCTGTCAGGTTTTCCGGGTCCTCTTGTCGGCCCCACTGAGTGGGGTGGGCTTGGTGCCCCAATTCCAGATGGATGGACGTTTAGCAGGAACCAGTTGATGTGGATGAACGCGCACAAGGAAGGTATCTTTTCGTTTCTGCAGGGGACTCGTAATGATTACTCCCGAATTTCGGAGATGTATTCTTCGGTCCTCAGGAAATATGTAGATGCCGACTTTGTGTGGAGAGTACCTGGTAATCGGGATTCCTTTGGTCCTTTGAATGGGGTTCCTTTTCTGGATCCCTACCAGAAGGATGGAGGGTATGCCGGGCAGCTGATGGCGTTGAGAAGGTGGGTTGTGGATGCTTCATCCATTAAGCATGTGAAGATTTTTGGTCGGAGGAGATGGAGACAATTTTTACTTAGTCGTAAACATGGTCTCACCCCTCTTTCTGACTACGATCTTCACCGACTTAAATCGGGTGATGTCATCTTTCCCCGTCCAGGATGGTTCCCACGTAGGGGTACGTTGGGAGCTCGGTATGAAGAAGAGGTGCGATTCCTCCATGAGATATTTCCGGACACGTAGAAGACAATAGAAGAGACCACTTGCGTGACCCCTCCGAATTGGTCCCCCCCGGGGCATGAAATATAATCTCATGGCTAAAAGAAAACAGGTAGTTAAGACAGTGAAGAAAGTGAAGAGGCGGTCTTCGAAGAAGACTGGATCCTTGGGAGTTACTGGTGTTCGTCAAAGATATGCTCGATTGTTGCATAATCCTGACAATGGTGATCACCTATTCGATGTTTATGATGGTGAGAGAGGGGAAACACAGAAGTTCGTGTCATCTCTGACAGTGAATACAGGCGTCAGCGATCGTGCTGGTCTGATATTCTTCTATGGTGCCACCGGAAATTACTTCGGAGGTTCCATAGCGAACTCTAATTCCGCCGTCACCCTCACACTTCGAAATATTGGTGCTCCCGGTCAGGTCTTCTTGGATGCTAATGCAGCCAAGACCAGATGTAAAGCACTGAAGTTGGAGCTGATCCCTGCAGCAGCAAGTTTCACCAATATTACAGGTGAGGTTGCTGCTGGGGTCGCTACTTCCCAGAGCTTTATCTCTGGAACGACAACTATTGACCAGATGTTTGATCTCGCCAAGGCCTATGGTCCTATTCGTCGGGAAACAATATGTTCTCGATGGATTCCAAGTGGTCTTGATCATACCTATGCTCAGTACAACTCTGCACCCAATGAAGACCATAATGCTGTCTACATTGCGTACAGGGGCTGGCCCATTGGTGTTCC